TCCTCCGCATCGAGGAAGGCGAGGTCAACCCCATCGCCGCCCATGTACGCCTCAAAGCGGTCGTCAAAGCCTTGGAGCAAGTCCTCAAAGCGACCGAGGACATCGTCCGTGACGAAGCCGAAAAGCACGGCAAGACCTTCTCCGCCTTCGGGGCTGAAATCCAAGTCAAGGAGGGGGCGTTGACACCCGACTACACGCACGACCAAGTGTGGAGCGACCTGCAGGCAAGCATGAAAGCAAGGGAAGAACTACTAAAGATGGCCTTCCGCAACGCTGGCAAGGCAACGGTGTACGACGAAGCAACGGGCGAGGCGGTTCCTGTGTGTCCCGCCAAGGGGACAAAACCATCCATTGCAGTAACTTTTAAAGCCAGTTAAGATGAAAGACGGACAAACATTCGGCCAATGGCTGAAGTGGGATTTTGAGGGGAATGGGGATTTGAACATCAATGACAAAAACGGTTCCATAATCTACATTGAGAATTCACATGGTACTTGGGCAAAGTGGGAACGCAATTCTAAAAGCGAAATAACCTACCACGAGAACTCAAATGGCCAAATCATTGACAACCGCATCCCCGAAATCATCGAACGCAACGGCCACAAATACCAACTAATTCCCTAACCATGCCCAAACCCAAAGGAAAAGAAATCCAACGAAGGGTCGCCACCATCTACGCCGTGTCGTACCTCGCACAACGCCCATACAGGGCCACAGAACTCGCTGAAGTGCTTGGGGTGACCATCCGTACCACCTATCGAATCCTAAGCGATTTGCGGGCCTCAAATTGGCTCGTAGAAGAAAACTGCACTTACTCAATTCAACCCAACAAAATCCAAAGCCAATGATGAAGGACTTTCCTAAATCTATTGAGGATGGCAAAGAATCCGAGAATTTGTTTATGTTCCTTTTTGCGAAAAAGAATGGGATACCATGCAAGCCATCAACCCAAAAACAAAACACGGTTGAGCATATTGACTGCTTTTGCGGGGACTGGACCTTTGATGTAAAGGGACAAAGGAAAAAGAAAAGAAAAACCGATGACTTTTGCGATGACCAAATACTTTTGGAGATTAAAGGAGTTACAGGTTTTGACGGCTGGCTTTACGGCAAGGCCGAATACATTGCTTGGGAAATATCCGATTCCTTTCTTATATTTAGAAGGCAAGACCTTTTAAATCACTACGAAGCCAACGAGCATCTTTACGAAAAAAAGAACCGAGCAAACACCCAGGACTGCTTTGTATGGGTTCCATTTGACCACCTCAAAACAATTAAATTCTCAATTTTACCTAAACCCCAACCCCAACCCATGAGCAACTACACCCCCCAACCCAACACCTTCTCCCTGTTCGCCAACGACAAGGGCGACAATCCGAAACGACCCGACTACCGTGGGGACATCATTCTACCCGACGGGACCAAGATGCGGCTCTCCGCATGGGTCAAGGAAGGGCAGAGCGGCAAGAAGTTCCTAAGCGGCAAGGTCGAGCCGATGAACGAATCCCGTCCAGCAAATGCCTTTGAACCACAGGACGGAGATATGCCTTTTTAGTGTAACTTTGTACCCGATTTACATTTACTAATAACGCCCGTGTGTAATTCAGGCCACACGATGCGTCCGACTAAGGGTTAGCCGCTTTAACCCTGCCCCGACTGCCTGAATCAGTTGGGGCTTTTTTTTTACTCATGAAGCAAATATCATGGTTCAAGTTCTGCCCAGCCGATTGGATGATGGGCCGAATATCCCGCCAACCAGCCGAGGTGCAGGTGGCCTTCATCCGATTGTGTTGCGTCTATTGGAACGCAGAATGTGAGATGTCAACCGACCACGCCGAACTGGAAGCCGATGGGCATCTTGAACGGTTACTCCAAACCCGATTGGTAGAATCCAATGGCCCGTCGGTGTTCATCAAGTTCCTTGACATCCAATGGGAGGAAGCCAACCTGCATCGGACCAAGATGTCCCAAGCGGGGAAGCGGAGTGCCGAAAGGAGGTCAGCAAAGGTTGAAGAAAATCCAACTAAGGTTGAACCTATGTTGAACCTACCTTCAACTAAGGTTGAACCTGTGTTCAATAGAGAAGAGGAGAGAAGAGAAGAGAAGAAGAGAGGAGAAAATACTTGTGTGCTTTTTGACCAATTTTGGACCCTCTACCCCCGCAAGACCTCCAAGCAGTCCGCATCCAAAGCCTTCGCCAAACTCAAAGACGAAGACCAGCAGGCAGCCATCAACAACATCGCCCGCCTATACTCCGAAACCCCCGTGCAGTTCGTACCCCATGCAGCGACCTACCTCAACCAAGGCCGATGGGAGGACCAAGTAATCCCAAGGAACGCTACCTTCAACCCACTAAACCAAACCGACGATGAACCCCTACCATCTTACCGCTGAACGCAGGCTCCTGTCCTGCCTCATGGACCAATTCACCAACCGAGCGGTCCTGCTCCTTCAAATCCCCGAACGCCTATTCACGGGAAACCATGTCCTCGTATATCGGGCCATTGAATCCCTGCACCGAGCCGAGCGACCCGTGGACTTGGTTGCGGTTCACAAGCACCTCATCGACAACGGTCAAGCCCATGTCATCGCTGACTTTGTGGACATCTTGGACGGGAATACGCTGACCTCCGACTGGAAGGTCTATGCCTCGGACCTCAACGAAGCGTGGAAGCAGCGAGAGGAACAACGCATCATGGACGAGTTGGCCCATGACCGTGACATCCCCAAAGCCTTCGCCCGTTACCAGTCCATGCAGGCGGTTGAAACAAACGCCACCGAAACCACGGCCCACGAACTGGCCAAGACCTACCTTATGAACATGAATGAGGTCCGTGAAGGCAGACGCAAGGATTCAATCTTTCCTACCTACATATCCCCGATGGACCGAATGATGACTGGATTTAAACCCACCGAGTTTATCCTCCTTGGCGGACGGCCAGCAATGGGTAAGACCCTGTTGGCTCTGCAAATCGCAATGAATCAAGCCATGGCCGATATTCCCGTGGTCTTCTTCACGCTTGAAATGTCAGCGGAGCAACTGACCCAGCGGATGCTTTCCAACCTCGCCACTATGGATGGAGCGCACTTTCTCAACCCCACCGAGCGAATCAGCACCAAGGAGTTTTTGGACCTGGGCCAAAAAGCGGACCTCCTAAAATCCAAACCGCTCTACATCGTGGACTTGCACCAAGCGAACTTGGACCGCATCGAGGGCGAAATCGCAAAACTAAAAACCAAGTACGGAATTTGCGGGTTTTACCTTGACTACCTCCAACTGGTTGAGCCAACCAAGATTGACAAGGCCAAGCCGAAAATCGAGCAGATGACCAACATCAGCAAGACCCTTAAAGCCATTTGCAAACGGCAGAAGGTGTTTGGGGTTGTGGTGTCATCACTATCCCGTGCAACGGAAGGACGCAGCGACCATCGCCCCATAATGTCCGATCTACGGGAAACGGGGCAGTTGGAGTTTGATGCTGACAAGATTGGCTTTGTGTATCGTCCCTACGAACACGACAGGAACCAGCCAGCGGACTTGATGGAAGTCATCGTCCGCAAGAACCGCAACGGTTCCCTTGGCATCGCAAACATCCAATGCCACCTTCCCTATACCAAAGCCAACGAATACCCACCCAATTCCCTATGATGGACGAATACAACCTCCAAGCCTCCTGCGTCAAGTTGTTCGCCCTTATGCGACCCAACGAGCAGGGTTTGCTATTTTTGAACCTCAACAACCCCCGTTCCCGCTCCAACGGTTTCTTCCTCAAAGGCATCGGGCTGACCGCTGGGGTTGCAGACATGACCTACCTATCACCCAAGGGAGCGGTGTTCCTTGAATTTAAAACCCCCAAGGGCAAGCAGTCCATCTCCCAAAAATGGTGGCAGGGGGTGGTTCAGGAGGCTGGGTACAGGTACGAGGTCATCCGAAGCGTGGAAGATTTCCAACGGGTGTTGGCTGAATGTGGGTAGGTTGTGTATATCTTTGACCCATGCGCTGCTTACTGCTCCTATTCCTGCTGACCGCTTGCACCAACGACCGCCCTTGGAAGGTTATTGAGGTTCGGGCGAAGGGTGATGCCTGCGAGTATGTGTTGAGCCGAAGCAACGGATTCGGGCCTCAAGTCAAGACCCTGACCGATTCGTGTGGTGCGTACAAACTATTTCAAACCTTAAACCTATGAAACGATTCTTAGTATTTGCAGGTTATGCCTATTATCCTGAGGGAGGGATGCATGATTTTCAGGAGGACTTTGACACCTTGGAAGAGGCCAAAAGTTTTGAATCAAAAATCATAGAAAAGTTTAAATCTATATGGAAGGATAACTGGAAGAGTTTCAATTGGACCGAGATTTGGGATTCGGAAACACGAACCCACGTTTAATACGCAATCGGATATAAACGTCAGCCCACACGCTGACCAAACCTCCCCCAGCGTCAGCCTATAACCTTACCAACCAAACCCCAAACCTATGAAAACCACAGTACAAACACTAATTGAGAACCTGTATAACCACGAACATCATATTGACATCTTGGATGTCGCTCAACTCAACGGATATTTTGAGCAGGCATTAAAGGCCGAAAAGGAGCAAATTGAGGCTTTGGAGAAGCATATTAAAGAAATGAAACTATACGCATTCCAACCACAAGGACACGGTGAACAATCGTTCTTCACCATTGCTAAAAGCGAAAAAGAAGCCAGAAAAGCAGTAGAACACTACATTGAAAAACGCTACAAAAAGGGCAATCATTTCCCATGGGAAGCGGCTGGATGGGGAACGGACTACTACAAAATGACCGTACTTGAAGAAGGAGAGGTCGTTGAAAATGATAACCAATAACCCAACCATTTCGTTGACACCACCCAAATGCTAAACCCCAAACCCATGAAAACCACACCCACCGATTTCCGACGCTGGCAACTGCACATCCGCAAGGAGTGCGTGAATTGCAGCCGCCCCGACCATTCCGAAACAATCAAGGCTTGGTCCGTCAACTGGACCCTGCTCGGAAGAATCCTTCAAGCCAAAAACGCCTGACCTATGCCCTGGATACGACCCCAAGACCAAATGCCCGAAGAAGCCACTCCCGTGCTAATTATTGATGTGTTAGGACGGCAAATCGTCGCTTGGTATATTACGAACCTTGATATGTGGCGCTCCGAGAACTACTCTTGGTGGCCCCGTGAAGTCACCTATTGGATGTCTATACCCCAACCCCCTAAACCCTAACCTATGCCCTGGATAAGACCCCAAGACCAAATGCCCGAAGAAGCCACTCCCGTGCTAATTACTGACAACGAAGGGCTGCAAATCGTTGCTTGGTATTCTGTAAGCAACAATATGTGGTACTCCGAGAACCACGCTTGGTTTACCAGCGAAGTCAATTATTGGATGCCAATACCCGAAATCGTTTAAGTCATGACCCCAGCACTCATCCATCATCTCGTTGACACCACCGCAATGATATTCGGCATAACCCCCGACCAGGTGCGGTCCCCGTCAAGGGAACGGCCCTGCGTCATTGCCCGCAACATCGTGGCCGACATTGCATACAACGAATACCTATTCACCTTCATGGCCATAGGCAAGGAACTGAACCGCCACTATAGCACAATCATTATCAACTTGGAATCCTTCCACAACGATTGCAAAGCGAAGCCTCAACTGCGATACCTGCGGAGGCAAGTTTTCAACAATGCCCAAGAGTATTTGCAGACGGCAGAGGGGGCTTATATCACTGACAATCTGCAACTTCCGTCCGCCGAATAGCCCGAAACCACGCACATCCCCAAGGGGTCGGCCTAACCGCTGACCCCTTTTTTTTGCAATCTTTGTGCATGCAGTCAGCCGACCAAGTTATCCTCGACCTCTACCGCACGGGCGAAATCCGAAAAGCCTGTTTGACCATTACAGGAGGCGACCCGCTTTGGCGGGACTTGGAGCAGGAGTGTGTCCTGATTCTGCTGGAGAAAGACCCCGCCAAAATCATGCAAATCCACGGGCAGGGGTACTTCAAGTTCTATGTCGTCCGCTTGCTGCTGAACCTTTACAGGGGTAAGAACAACCAGTTTGCCCAAAAGTACCGCCACCACGACTTGCTGGAAGAACTGGACCCCGATTCCCCTATCCCACAGTCCGAGTACGATTCGCTGATGGATGACCTTTGGGCCATTGCCGAGGCAGAGATGGACACTTGGGCCAAGGACGGGGCGTTCCCCTATGACAAGGAGTTACTGCGCCTCCACCTTCGGACGGGTAACATGAAGAAACTATCCCGTGACACGGGCATCCCGTATCGCTCCATCATTTACTCAATTGACCAAGCCAAGGCCAAAATCAAGGCCGCCATTCAATCCCATGGACACGCTGATATTTCCCCTGCTGATTAGTTCGCTCACG